GGTTTTTCTCGTCGCATCCGTACAATGTATTGGTCGCTCTAATATATCCAATTGACTTAGGCCATTGGTTATCATATTAGTTAATGTCTTGGTCAATCCGTTCTCTATGGTGCTATCATATGTTGCTGCGGTTATAGGCAATGAATCAATAAAATCAGTTAGGTTCATCGCATTTTTACAATGCTCATTCAAAAACATCTGAATATTGAACTGGTTATTAGTAGTATTATGACTGTTTGTATGGACTTGATTACCTATTTGAGGCATTAGTTCTATCATCTTCTCCATTACATCTTGATTTTTTAGGAGTAATTTTATTAGCATTTCTTTATCTAGTTCATTAGATACTGTAGTTATTGTTGGTACAGTTGGCGCGATATTTGATACACTATTACATTCACTTGATACATGTGTTTTGTAATTGTTTATTGGTTCAGATGCCACTTGAATAATGGAGCAATATTTTCTATGATTATGTAAGCTCTGTCTATGTTTATACATATTTCCACATTCACACACGTGTTCACATGTGGCGCTTTTTGGCGCTAAAATGTAAGTATTTGTAAGTATTTTGTAAGTATTGTTGTGTTTTCGTGTCAAGCAATGTCTAGACCATTCATATTGCTTGCTACAGTTAAAGTCACATGTTTCACAATAGAATTTTTTGGCGCTTTTTGGCGCTAAATTGTAAGTCATTGTAAGTATAATATACACGTATATATAAATCTTTACGCCCTTTCGCATAAATGTATATTTTTTTACAGTAACAAAAATAAAAACATCAAAAATAAAATCAGAGCATTATGCTCTAAATCACTTTTTCACGTTTTTTTCAATTTGATTTTCGATTTCAAAAAACAACACAAAAATACCTTGTGTAATTTTTTAAAATCGAAAATCAAATTGAAAAATATGTAAAAAGTAAAATACCTACTATTATCAAAAACAAACCCTTTTTTTCCTCTTCAAAAGACCCCCTTCATATGTAGGGATTACCTACATAAACACTTATTGGATATTTTATATAATAAACATACTTGGTTATGTACGAGTAATTTATTCAAATATTGTTGTGTACTAAATATGACAAATCAATAATAAAAATACCTATTTTTGATTTTAGGAGGATATGATTCTACTATACGGAATTGTATTCAAGATACATCGAGTGAAAATACGCGAAATTCAGTTATGTAGAAAACTTATTTTGAATTCTTTGTAATATATCATTGGCATATATACCTGTAGGCTTGTAATTTTTAACGGAGTTATATGCCTTTCCTTTTTCATTCTCCTTTTCCTTATTAATGGTAATTCGGTTACCAGGATTATTTAATAATTGTTCGTTTACATTCAAGATATTACCATTTTCAATAGGTGTATTGGTATCTTTATCTGCTATATTACCATATCCGTCAATAGTTGTACCGGTTTGTTTTTTATATTCTTGTCGCACATATCCGGGTATCCAGTGTGCCCAACTAATAAATACGAGGTTTGGATGAGTATAGCGCACTACAAACTCGTTTTCGCGCAGCTTACGAATAATATAACCAGTACACTCGGATACATCATATCTAGAAACACCAATCATAATTTCGGGAATTAAATACCAAATAAACTGTTCTTTGCCTCTATTTTGATTTGACGTAAGTTTAATTTTATTATGCATACGATTTAATATTTTATTATATAATACTAGTTTATTTTCAGCAATTTCTCTCTTCTTCTCAAATAAATCGTCAAGGTTGATCTTATCTGTTAAATCATTCTCTTCTGACAATGTAAAAATATTCATGTTATTAATTTTGTCTCAGAAAAAAAAAATGAAAGAATACGGTAATGAATATTGTTTATTGACGAATGGATAAAAAATAAAATATTTGATTATTATAAGAAATAAATGGCATTATATGTACTTCACAAAGATATAAAGTTAACTACTATTCTTATACTCATATTAATTGTAAAGGTTATATGGATAATATCAGTATTTAGTCATTTCATAGTAAAAAAATATTATCCGCAATATGAAAGCATCAATAATAATATTGAAAACGTCTTATTTGATATATTCACTTTATTAATAGGCATATTATTAATTTATCTGTTTGATTATTTTTATAAAGAAAAGGTTTGTATCGAAGGTCATACAAAATTATATTTGTTTAGTTTCGGTATTTTGGCTTCATGTGGAATCATCCAAAAACAAATTAATAAATATTACTTTCATAAAATATACGTGTGAGTCAATACATAGAATATTGTAATAAAATGAAGAAAATAGTTAAATATATATATGTATATAACTATATGATTAAACATATCGTTATAAATGGGGGTGGTCCCACAGGCTTATTATGTTACGGGGCTTTAAAATATCTATTTGAACAAGATTTTATAAATATTAATGATATTAAATCAATATATGGAACATCAGCGGGAGCAATAATCGCAGTAATCATATCATTAAAATATGACTGGCAAACTCTGGATGATTATTTTCTAAAGCGCCCTTGGGATAAAGTATTTAAATTGGAGCCTGACAATTTTTTTGACTTATATTCTAGTAAAGGCGTTTTTCAATTTAATATGGTAAAAGAGATATTAAAACCATTATTAACAGCGAAAGATTTATCAGAGGACATAACACTACAAGAATATTACGAATATAATAAAATCGATATTCATTGCTTTACTGTTGAAATGAATTCATTTAAAAAAATAGATTTAAATTACAAAACTCATCCAAATTTATCGCTAATTAAAACTTTAGAAATGAGTAGTGCTGTCCCTGTATTATTTAAACCAATTATCGAAGACGACAAGTGCTATGTGGATGGCAGTTTATTCGATAATTACCCGTTAAATGAATGTCTATATAATGAAAAATGTAATACAGACGAAATTTTAGGTATTAAAAATAAATGGAGTAATACGGAGCAAATCATAAATAATGAAATGAACATTTTTCAATATTTACAGGCATCTATGAACAAAATTGTTAAACATATTCAAATAAATTCTACTCCTGTTCCCATTCGATATGAATTGAAATGTCTATGTGATAAGAAACTGGCAGACCTGTCGACGTGGTTTGAATATATGACAAATGGAGAAAATATGAAAGAATTGATTGAAGAAGGCAAATCTTATGCGGAATTGTTTTTACATTATGAAAAAGAATTAGGACAATGTGCTATTTAGAAACTCTTTTAAATGCGCTAAAGAAGGTTTCGCGTCATATTCAATAATCTGGTTACCCTTTACTAATTTAATAGTAGGATACCCTTCAACCTTGTATTTATCTGCTAAATCTGGATTTTCCTCTCCATCCACTTGAATAAAGTTTATTTTATAGCCATTATATGGTTTGTTATCATACTCATCCTTTAATTGGTTCCAAATCGGAATAGATTTTTTACTATGAGGACACCATCCTACCGTAAAAATATACATCTGTACTTCTTGTATAGCATCAGTACTCGAACCAATTGTATTACCTTGTGCGTGAAATTCATTATTGGGTATAAACTTAGCATCTACCATCGGCGTAACATATTTATTATACACGTAACCAGCTACGATTAAAAAGAAAATGACGACAACCAATATCATCCAAAATCTTGTATTGGTAAGTAAATTATATGCTCCTGTCTGAATATTTTCCAACATGTTATATATTTTTTATATATAATATGTTATTTGTAAAAACGAATTACCAAAACATATGCGAAACTTTTAATAAAAAAATCCATATAGCAAATATAATACAAAGACGAGTAAAAATAGCGAAAACCCAATATTTAAAAGAAAATTATTTCTAACTATTGCTAAACTAGGATTCACAAAGATACTTTCTATATGTAATAACGAATTTGATGAAATTATGTTTATGTATAATGAATAACTTAATAGCAATATGATAATTACTCTAGCTACTATATTTGTAAAACCAGTTGTTTGAAATGGACCCATCATAAATAGAAAAATAAGCAATATCGCACTTGCGTTCAGATAAAACGATGTTTTTGTGTCATCACAAAATCCCTGATATATTTTTTGAGTGACGTCCTTCATTATAATATATGTGTAAAGTTTTTTCTCTAAATAATGTAATATGAAATCTAGTAAAACCATGAAATCTAGTAAAACTATGAAATCTAGTAAAAATAAAACAATCAAACGGGTTTTCAAAAAAAAAGATTTTAATGATGGAGATGGAATGCTGGTTAGTGTATGGGGTCCGGCACAGTGGCATTTTTTACATACAATGAGTTTTAACTATCCAGTTAAACCCACAAAGGAAGATAAGATACACTACAGAGAGTATATGTTAAATTTAAAAAACGTTCTTCCTTGTAAATATTGTAGAGAGAATTTGAAAAAAAATTACAAGTTATTTCCATTAACAATGGAACATATGAAAAATCGCGATAGCTTCTCTCGATACGTCTACAAATTACATGAAAGAGTCAATACAAATTTAGGAAAAAAGTCAGGTCTAACATATTGTGATGTGAGAGAAAGGTACGAGCATTTTAGAGCCAGATGTACAGAAGAAAAACCAAACATATTCAAGTTTAATAAAACGCGTAAACAGGAAAAAGAAAAGGGATGTACCGAACCACTTTATGGAACGAAATCGAAATGTATTATTAAGATAGTTCCAAAAGAAGAGAGGTGTCAAACGTTTCAAATGGACGAAAAATGTAAAAAGAGTAGGGAGTAAATATTGAAAAATATAATCAAATAATATTCATATTTTTCAATGAGTATTGGTAAGTATTTACATACCAAATTGGCTAAAGTCAGCTAACACCGGGCGAGGAAGGTAATTTTCATTTGAACTAGAGTAGTTAGGGACCTTTTTACATTCAAATGCCGGTTCAGGGCACCTCGCACACGCAGGACATGGGGGGCATTTATCTTGTCTAGGACAAGCTGCAGCCTGAGGACACATAGGACATACCGGAGGCACTATTTCCGATTTTAAAATATACATATTTTCTTGTCCAGGTGGAATATCACTTACTGGTATTCCTTTTGGAAGAGCACTTATGGGGTTAGCAATCTCTTCAACAACGACCACGTCTCTTCCGGATGTCATACCTTCTCGCATAAAGCTACCTAAACAACCGCAAAATACTAATGACAATAACAAAATAATAAATAAATGTAATTTTTGAAACTTCATTCTATAATATACTTTAAGAAAATTTTAAAATTGAATGAAAATATTTTAGCCATTATTATGTAAATAACGTAAATAATATAATATGCCTCGAAGCAAACAAGAACCATTAACTAAATTTTACAACGAAGACAGCCATTTATTAGAAATCGGCATTGATGAAGCAGGGCGCGGGCCTTTATTCGGAAGAGTATATACAGCCGCCGTTATTTTACCTAAAGAAGGCGATGGGATATTTGATTTTCATAAAATGAAGGATAGTAAGAAATTCAGTAGTAGCAAAAAAATATTGGAAGTAGCTGACCACATCAAAGAATACGCGTTAGCATGGAGTGTTACCTATAACGATGAAACAGTTATTGACAATATCAATATTAGGCAATCAGTATTGAATAGTATGCATCAAAGTATACAAAATGTTATTGAAGCGAATAATAAATCAAACAATGAAAATGAAAATGAAAATGAAAATAAATCAGAATACTTTATATTAGTCGATGGAAATGATTTCAAACCATATTTGCGTTTTAAAGATGATAACTATATACACGTGAATCACATATGTATTGAAGGTGGTGACAATAAATATTGTGCGATTGCTGCTGCTTCAATTCTAGCAAAAACAGAAAGGGATAAATATATTCAAGAATTATGTGAAGAACATCCTGACTTAAAAGAAAGATATGGTCTTGATAAAAACAAAGGATACGGCACAAAACAACATTTAGACGGAATAAAAAATTACGGTATTAGTAAATGGCACCGTAAAACATATGGAATATGTAAAAGTTATTGTTAAATGCTAAAGTGTTGTTATTCATATTCTAGTTCAATTTCACAATCATTAAATTCACTCATAAAACTACTTACAAACGGTTCTTCCTTACAGTTTTGTATGGCAAAGAATGTTTCTTTGTCTCCTAATATGATGAGATTTTTTGCTGCTCTTGAAATAGCTGTATATGCCAATTTTAGTCTATTTGTCCCCCACGACAGGCTACTATGAATAGATGAACAAATGAATACGACTACATCTTTTTGACTACCTTGATATTTATGTACTGTATTACAATAATTCAATGTGAAATTATCGGCTATATCACAGATGGACAATTTTTCTATATTATTCGTATCATCATCATAATGAATATAGGCATTACCACCTTGGAATTTAATAATACCAGTATCTCCATTTACACGAATAACATCATCGTCGTATTTATTTTCTGTCCTCATAACAAAATCGTATTCTTTAAAATAACCATGCTTATATGGGCGCGTAGAATTATAAACATCATTCTGTAATAATTTATTCATTTCAAATACACCGGGTTGTTTGTTATTTTCTGGGGTAATAAAAGCAATACTGTCCCTGCCGTATTTGTTTACAAGCATATTACATATTTGAATGGTTTTGTCTTCATCTGTAAAATCGTGATTTATAAATATTGTAGAATCGTTATCAAAGTCACCAATGGCTAATTCTCGTTTATTAATTTTGATAATACAATCCTTTAACTTTCCTGTATCTTGACGTTTAATTTCGGTCAAATGAACCGTATTAAACAATTCAGATTTAATAATACATTCAAATGGTCTTCCTTTTCCAACTGGAGGTAATTGTTTAATATCACCACATAGCACCAAGTCGCAGTTAAAATATTTACACTTTTTTAATAGTTTTTGAAACATAAATATATCCACCATGGAAGTTTCATCTACTATAATTTTATTAATATATTGCGGGTATTGTTTTTTCGTCGCCTTCTTACTGGCTTCTTCAATCGCTGGTTCATATGATTTTACACGCGTTGCCTCATCGATTTGTTTTTCCATTTTGGGAAATGTATTTAATAGGCACTTATGAAGAGTACCACAAATAGAGTCATCGCTGATATTCTTACATTTATCGAGCAATCCTTTAAACGCCTTTCCAGTTGGAGCCATTAAACTAATCACATAATCACGTTTTGTTTGTTCAGATTGAATATTAAACCATTTGATGACCGCTTCAACGATTGTGCTTTTACCAGTACCAGGAGGACCTGTAATAATACATAATTTATCCGTAATAGCATGTTTAATGGCATTAATTTGCTCATCATTAAATTTGAATGGTGTATCAATTGTAGATTTTACTCGTTCAAACTTTATAATAAAACTATCGAATGCCTCCTCATCGAGTTCATTGCTATTATCATAATATAAATCCATTATAGCGTCGCCTATATTTTTTTCGATTTCTACAAAATCTTTGATTCCATACAACTTCTGTATTGTTTTATGTTCAACCATAAGACTATTCAATATGACCAGATATTTCCCATAATGGGCTAATAACTTGTTTTCATCGCAAAACTTGCGAAGCAACCAGTACCACCCTTGTTTATAAGACCTATCACTATACTGTTTATACGCATCATTGGAATCAGGATGACTTTTAATTTTATAAAAACTACCATTATTGTCTTGAACCGCAAATATTGCCCATTTTTGTATCAGTACTTCATCACTAACTGGAATTTGTAATTCTTTTGACACGCGAAACGCTTGATTGAAGTTAATCGTCGAATGTTCGATCTGAATTAATTCATACGGATTAACTATGATATTTCTTATAAAATATCTACTATGGTTTTCGAATCGTAATGTTTCAACCATCTTTTCAAATGTTTTAAACGTGATTTTAGATTGAAAATCTTTGAACCACTCTATGATATGTAATACCGTATCTACAAACGTATTTTTCTCAGTATATCCATAATAGGTATTCTTTTTAATTTCATCACGTTCTCTTTTAAATAGCATGATATCATCTACGATAGAGATAGATTGATACTGACTATCCTTATTTATTATAGATTCTAGCGCTTCTACATACTTGTCTCTAAGTTTGTTTGCCTTTTCTTCGTTTTTCTTATTTTTTTCGAGGTGTAAATTTAATTTACGCAAATCATGACAACTCGGTATCGTTGTGGCTATGTCTACTTCAGTAGTGTTATTAGATGTAGATTTACACGTATTATTAGATGTAGATTTAGACGTATTATTAGATGTAGATTTACACGTATTATTAGATGTAGATTTAGTAGTGTTATATTTAAATATGTCAAACATTATATTCTGACTCATAGTATATTTATTTTATTACATGGTATTTTTAAATATTCAATTTTATATTATAAACAGACGATATATAATGTAAAATTTACAGTGTAATACGTATCACATATTTATACAAAATAAATATTTATACTTGTATAGAACAAATACATTTATTATTTTGTAAACATGTTCAAATCCATAGAACCGCGAACCAATAAGATATACACAATTGTATGAAGGACTAATCCACGTGTTGTGGGGCAACCATTTGGTTCTGAAATTTTTCCTAAAAGACCGCCAAACAGGTTTTGTGTCAACACGTATGTGTATGGATGTACGACTAAAATAAAAATAAATGCGGAGAAGATGCTAATCTGCCATTTTCTATAACTGGAATCGGACATTCTATATATTACATCATAGAAAATTAAAATTTGCGGCACAGAAATAGACAAAAATAATAAAAATTGAAGTTCGAACTCAAATATTAGTAGAATTAACTTAAACAACAACAATATGAAAGTATTGGTATTTGACACAGAAACAACCGGACTACCCGAGGGGAGGAATCCTAGTATTTATGACACACAAAAGTGGCCCCATATTATTCAATTGTCCTATATCGTTTATGACAGCGAAACGAATGATATTCTTGCTTTGGAAGATGATTATATTAATATAGATGCGAATATTAATATAACTCCAGAGAGTGAAAAAATTCACAATATTTCGAGAGAAATGTTGGATAGCAAAGGAATACCCATTCAAGACGCATTGAACAAGTTTAATTTGTTCGCTGAAAAAAGTGATTTGCTGGTCGGACACAACGTGTCGTTTGATAAGCGAATGGTAATTGTAGAAGGGATTAGAAACAAAATAAAAATGAACATCAGTGAAACGTACTGCACTATGAAGAACAGTATAAACGTGTGTAAAATCGAACGCATTGGACAAAACGGAGACAAGTATTTCAAATATCCAACTCTAAGTGAATTATACAACGAGCTATTCCAACAAGTTCCCAAAAATACACATAATGCTCTTATTGACATACTCATTTGTATGCGATGTTTTATTCAACTAGAACTAAAACAAGATATTTCACGCATAAATCGAACAATACGTTTAATGTTGAGAGACGCTCATTAGGACCAATGAAACAAAATAAAACAAAACAAAACAAAACAAATTATTCAATCCAATAAAATATACTTTAAGCAGAACACATCTCACACACTTCATATTCCTCTGATACAGAGGCTTTTTTCTCGGGTTCAATTGTAAATTGTTGAGCCTGATGTTTTGCTTTACGTCGAAGATAATAAATACCGGTCTTTAATCCAGCCTCCCATGAATAAAAATGCATAGAAGTCAATGTTTTATAAGTAGGTTCTTCGACCCATAAATTCAAACTTTGACTTTGACAAATAAACGCACCTCGGTCTCTCGACATGTCAATAATATGCTTCATTGGAATTTCCCACACAATCTTGTATTTATCTTTAATATGTTGTGGAATACCATCTATGTATTGAATACTACCATTATTCGCAATAATAGTATTTTTCAAATCTTCGTTCCATAATTTCAAATCAATTAACTCCTTCATCAAATATTTATTTGCAATAATGAATTCTCCTGCGAGTGTTCGTCTTGTATAAATATTACTTGTAAACGGTTCAAAACATTCGTTATTACCTAATATTTGCGCAGTGCTAGCAGTAGGCATAGGAGCCACCGAGAGCGAGTTGCGAACACCATATTGAATAATATTTTTGCGCAATTCGGTCCAATCATATCTATCTGATGGCTTTACTGACCACATATCAAATTGAAATATACCTTGTGATAATGGTGAACCTTCGAATGTGCTATAAGCCCCGCTAAATTCTTTTTGCTCAAGATGTAATTCGTATTTGTTTAATATCGAGAGAACACCCGTTTCAACATATTTACCGTCTGCCTTAGCTTGTTGGATAAGAACATGCCTATCTCTGGCGATTTCCATTGATTTTTCCAGAGCGGCGTGATAAATAGTTTCAAATATGAGTATATTTACTGTTTTGGCAACTTCACTATGAAACGGAACATCCATTCGGGCAAACACATCTGCCAAACCTTGAACACCGATTCCAATAGGACGATGTCTCATATTACTTCGTTTCGTCTTATCGGTAGGATAAAAATTAATGTCGATGACTTTGTCCAAGTTTTTGGCAACTACTTTGGTAACGTCGTGTAGTTTATCATAATCAAAAGATTTATCCTCTTTTACAAACATAGAAAGTCCTATACTTGCTAAATTACATACAGCCGTCTCTTTATCGTCACTATACTCATTAATTTCAGTACATAAATTAGATGATTTGATGGTTCCAAGATTTTTTTGATTTGATTTTTCATTTACAGCATCCTTATAAAGTAAATATGGAGTTCCAGTTTCCATTTGACTGTCTAATATCTTAAACCACAAATCCCTCGCTTTTACCGTCTTTCTACCATTGCCACCTCTCTCGTATTTTGTATATAAATCCACAAATTTTGCGCCATATACGTCTGATAGACCAGGGCATTGGTCAGGACACATTAATGTCCAATCTCCATTTGTCTTTACGCGTTCCATAAACAAATCAGGTATCCAAAGAGCGTAAAACAGGTCACGCGCCTTCATTTCTTCGTCGCCATGATTTTTCTTCATATCGAGAAAATTATCTATATCTGCATGCCAAGGCTCTAGGTAAATAGCAAAACTTCCGCCCCTTTTCCCTCCTTGATTTACGTAGCGAGCGGTCGCATTATAAACTTTCAACATTGGCACTAGACCATCGGTTTTTCCATTTGTTCCGCGAATATGGCTACCTGATGCGCGAATGTTATGAATATGTAAGCCAATACCACCAGAATATTTGGAAATTTGAGCACAATCTGATAGGGTATTATAAATTCCAGTGATACTGTCGTCTTCCAAAGCTAACAAATAACATGAACTAAGTTGTTGGTTCGGGGTTCCAGCATTGAAAAGAGTGGGTGTGGCATGAGTGAAATATTTTTGCGACATTAAATCATATGTTGTTCGAACATTTTCCATATTATCACCATGAATCGCGACAGCAACGCGCATCCACAAATACTGAGGACGTTCGACAACTACACCTCCTATTTTCATCAAATAGGAACGTTCCAATGTCTTAAATCCAAAATATTCAATGAAATAGTCGCGTTCGTGGTCAATCATTTTGTCTAATTCCTCTTTATTTTTTTCAACAATTTCAAAAAATTCTTTATTTACTAACGGATACGGTTTCTGATGTACATCTTTGAATTGATATAATTTTTTCATAACTGAAAAAAAGGAACTATTCGTATTTTTATGATGGTTCGAAACAATAAGACGTCCAGCCAATACATTATAATCGGGATGTTGAATACTAAGCGACGCACATTGTTCGGCAGTTAACTCGTCGATTTTAGCAGTAGGAATACCATCATATAATTGATCAATGACTTTCATAACAAACGTAGTATAATTTAATTTAATTCCGCATTCTTGACCGATACTTTTCACACGCTTTAAAATCTTGTCAAATCCTACATTTTCATATTTACCATTGCGTTTTAAAACTCGCATTTCGTCTTCTACCAACTCTGTCATCGATATAATATAATTATTATACATTAATTAAGTTTAAATAGTTGTTGTATAGAATAAATATTTGTTTGTAATAAACAAATATAAAATAAATAAAATATTTTTATTTTATATATGGCTTTCATGGATAAAAAAATGATATTTTTAATTTTAGCATTATTGTTTGCGATAATAAGCATCCCATTTACTGGAAACAATATGGAAGGGTTTGTAAGCTTAACTCCTGGAACTTATCCTATTAGTGTGGATGTTCCTGTATTAGACGAATATCCATTGAAAAAAAAGATGGGCGTTTCAACAAACACCTATGCTGAAAATTCAACATTTTATCCTATCTTTGGTTCATCATACGGACAGTATACCAATAATGTAAGATACTGGGCGACGCCCAATAACGGAGAATGCTCTCCCGCTGATTTCTGTGGTGGATTGTATGACAATAAAAAAATGGATATTCCGAAATCACCAAACTCCATCCCGTTTTCTTCATCTGATATTCGAGTAAATTATTATGGCTCCCATAAATTAGAGTGTCCCTATAATGATAATATCGACTAATTCGTAACATAATTCGTAACATAATTTATACTATATAAAATTTACTAATATATTATAAATCGTCCACATTGATTAGACAACCAGACATATTTGTCATATTATTTTCGTTATCTATCATCGAATTAGCTCTTGACGCACGATTTTGCTTTTTAGGAAGTCTATGTTTAAACCCACCTACCTTTTCCTTTTCAATAATGGTCCAGACGTCACCTATTTTAGATATCGCGTGTTGAAACCATAATTTGTTTCGTAATACCAAAATACAACTATAATCTTCTAACCTCCAATAAATATCCTTAATCCATGTTAACGTGGAATGTTTTTCCATCATTTTATCATACCAAATGGTGGATTCTTCTTTAGAAATATGTAGTGGCATATATTCATATAATGGTTTGCCATCTTTTATAAAATAAAGTATCATCCCTTTTAACTGGTCCTCTTCATTATACGTAAATGTACCGTCGGCCACAGAGTCCTCTTCTGTTTCGTATTCTTTAAATACGGTTTCTAAAAAGTCACATTCGTTCAAATTACATGTTTCCATTTGGAGTTGCATTTGAATCCAATAATCTTCCTTAGGAATACCCGTTATCTCTCTCGTAGTTGGATTCTTTATTTCCAACATTCTACCATAACGTTGTGAATTTGGGTCGACATTAATACCATCTGGAGAAGCCCCCAAGAATTTATAGGTGTCGTGTTGAATACATCCATAATCTCTCACCTTTGTATCATATATGTATTCATATAGCATAACGGATACTTCTTCATATTTATTTCCATGGTGCATAGGAGAACCAGTATTGACAATACCGTATTTTGACACATCTAATTCTTTACATTTTTCGACAATTACCTGATTTATGGAAGACTGTGATTTGAAAACCTTCCAAGCCGAACTGGCCGTAATCAAATTATGCCGAAATACATACCATTCATTTGTTCTTTGGTCTGGTTGTGGTTTATTTTCAATATACTTAATTTTATCGCTAATTTTATCAATATTTGGTTCAATACGAATAAAACTAGTGTCATAAGAACGAATAGGATAATATTTGGTAAAATAAATTTTATGAATTTTATTATATATAAGTTCTAACTCTTCTTCTAATTCTTTCTCTAATTCTAATACCTTTTCATTATCTTGTGTCTTACCAATATACACTTCTTTTAGTAAAATAAAAGTATTTCGTTGTACATAATCTTTCAAATTAAATTCAAAATACGGACTACTGAAACTTAGTGGGTCACCTTCAATAAAGTTGTCAATTAAATTTCCCATGGATAGTTCGATTTCATCATTTTCCTTTGTAGATAATAAACTCTTCCAGTTGAACAAGTTTATAATATTTTTTAAGTATGGTAATTGATAACCGAATAACATATTTGTTAGTAATATAATATATAATACGTCTAATTGTTTATATCAATTTTATCGTTAATGACTTCAGTATCGAGTGTTTTCTTGTTCTTAATCTTTTTAGGAGCCAACGATTTTAATGTAGACGGTCTTTTATCGCATCTTTTTAATGTAAATTTTTTAGTAGTTGAATTATACATTAACGCTGGTATCGACTTAATTTTACCAGTATTTTTATCATAAATAACCTCTTTTACTTTGAGAAGACGTTTTCTATCCAAATTTGTATGAAGAAATACGAATAATTCATTCTTATCGTCTTCTCCGTGATTATGTTCTGTACAATAATCATTTGTAAATTCGCCAAATTTTAACATTTTTGTAGTCTTATCTAGTTTTGCCCATACTTCATTTGAACTGTTTTTTTTCTCGCCTGCAAGAAAATGTTCAAGGTTGGAAAGATTTTCAACAGTTTCGATAGGTTCTTCTGAATTACCATTAAGAAGCATAGACTTATATTTGATATTTTTCAACTCGATACATTCGTTGGTCATTCTTATATATACATAATAAGTTGAGTTTATGTTATTTTAAAATAATATAAATAAAGAATTATAGTATATTGTTTTAATGAAGTCAATGAAGTCAATCGAAATTATTGGGAAACGAAACCTAGATAAAATACAAGATGTGAAAAATCCAGAACGTAAAGATACGTTGAAATGGTTATTTGACGAATCGTTCTTCACTTATAATAAACAAATACAAATAATAAACAGTATGTATCTGGAGCAAAAACAAGAGCAGGAAACAGTATTGAAGAGAGAAATTGATAAGAAATTAAAAGGTTATAAAAGTCAGGATATACAAAAAGGAATGTTTGAATTAAATGGATTCATTTCTCTCGACCAGGCGGTTGAAAAGCTTGTACTGAGTAAGTTAAAATGTTTTTACTGTAAAGAAAAGTGTGAATTATTATATAAAAATGTATTTGCCAAGAAACAGTGGACATTGGATAGAATCGATAACGATTATGGGCATAACTGCGATAACGTGGTTATATGCTGTTTAGAATGTAATATAAAAAGAGGGGATATGGATAGTGAAAGATTTAAACGAGGAAAAGAAATAAAAATAGTTAGAAAACTGTTATAAAAATAACGATAGAAATATATGAGCCAATATATATATTTAAAGTGGTCTCCATCAATTAATGACCAATTTTATGAAAAAAGTAAAAAAGGAGATAAGCATAAAGCAATAGGACACAACATAATGGAAACAATTTTACAAGAAGGCCCAACCTTTATAGATAACGAGACGACGAGAGAAAATTCTGGAACAAAGAGAGAGAACAACTTTGAAAGAATGAACCAGAGAGAAATGATAGCACAAACAAATTTAAATCCATTTCTGTCAACTAATTATTTAGAAGATTTACGTGTACAAGAAGAATTTCTAACTCCTCAGAATTCAAATATACAACAGAATTATTCTAACTAGTAAAAGTATTTAAATATATTTGATGTTATTGATATAATACTATGTCAAAAAATTACAGTACACAAAATGATTTATTATTAATCAATCTATTAGAGTTTTATAAAAGTGAGAATAATAATAACATGGACAGAATGTTACAAATTATAAACGGGGAATCTCGGATTTCTTTACGTATCATTGATTGGTTTGCTACAAATTATGCCAAGAAATATTATACAGTGTATCAAGTTCAAGATAATGACCGACGGTTTAAGGTATATAATGATTACAAGTTGAAACTAAAGGCATATTCAAAAAAACGATTTGATCCATTTTGTAGATGGGACCGCATTACGGTTCCTTACAAAGATGGTGCATATATTCAAACCACTATAGGGCAATTGAATTTTTTTAAATGGGCTATTGAAAATAGTGTCATTGATTATATAGAACAAAATTATTCTAATATTGAAAAAGATATGAATTGTAGAAATAGTACATCCAAAAACAGAATCACTGATAAGAGTAATAAGACAAGAAAGAAGAGAGAAGAGTTGTCCGTATCTGCGTCAAAAAGCATTAAAAAGGAGAAGGTGGAGATTGTGGTTAAATTTGATTAATTTACAAAAATACCGAACGATGGTTAAAAACAGTATTTTATACAGTTAACATTTAAATATTTAATGATACATTAAATTAGATATTTAAAAAAATGGGAAATCAGTTATCTTCTTCTATACATCGCTTAAATTTTGAAGATATACAAGAGGCAATCAAACATAGAGACAACTATATCATTGTGAATACTCTGACTGCCAATAATCAAGAATGCTTGCTGCCCAATACAATTGATTTTAAACAAGAAGAAACTATAATCAATCATTTAATGACAAATAACCGCGAGAAAAAAATCATTGTGTATGGAAAAAATGTAAATGATATGACGATTTATGATAAATACGAACAATTGTTAAAGTTAGGTTTTAGAAATGTATATATATATCCGGGTGGAATGTTTGAATGGTTATGCTTACAAGATATTTATAGCCATGAATTATTTCCAACAACAAAAAAGGAACTAGATATATTGAAATATAAACCGAATTCCAAATTTAATACATATTATTTAACAAATGATTAGCATCTTCACGTACATATTACTCATATTCATCGTCAAAACAACCATTGTCTCCTGTATGCGCCAACTGATTTTCTTGGAACTTTGGATAACAACCAGGACACTTTGAAACATCTTTATCGAGAGCTTGATTTGCCAACTTATCAGCTTCTTTGTTAAATTCGCGTCTTATATGATGATAACTGATTAAATTAAATTCGGATTCTAATATTTTAGCCGCATTATAGAGTGGAATCAGATTTTCTGCCTTTACTTGATATTTTCCACTCATCTGATTAAGAATTAAATTTGAATCTCCCTCTACACGAATAGATTTGATACCATATTTTAATGCTAATTTCAGTCCTTTAATCAGAGATAAATATTCTGCTTCATTATTGGTTCCATTTGTTTTAGGAAAACGATAACTTCTTTCTTCTATTGTCTCTGTTTTTGTGTTGTTTTTAATTATACAACCGAGGCCCAATATATTTGACGGATTTCCTCTACATGCTCCATCAAACTGAAGGATTGGCAGGTTAGGTAATGTAGATATATAGGCATTGGTTTCTGTTTCTGGCTCGCACATACTATTGCTACTGCTACCAAATTTATTTTGTATCCATTCAACTATAGTATTTACCCAGTCAGTGCGAATGCTAGCATTTTCCTTGATACTCGTGTCAACATTTGCTTCAATAAGCAACTTATCCATACTATGTTCCAACCAGTTTTCATGATATTGATGACATTTTTGTAAATATTCAATGGCAATCGTTTCTCCTTCCCGAGCACGAATTTTCACACGAGCCGCACATATATCTGGATCAGCCCGGACATATATAATCCCACCTAAACGCATATCATCTAAAAACTCGTCAAACCATTTGTTGTATATTTGGTATTCATCGTGCTCAATTAGTCCATCATCATATAGCATCTTGGCAAAGACATTTCTATCGGTTTGAACCGAACGCTCACTAATAATAATTTTATATTTGTTTTCCTTTACTTTTTGTCTCAGTAAATGAAGTCGTGAAATATACGCCATCATTTGAAACCTAAACGCATATTTCTTTGTATCTTTGTATAAATTGGTTAAAATGGGTGTATTGTTGGCATCTGTAATATGACTCCAATCATCTACCGGTTCTGGAACAAAACAAATGTCTGTATTATTACTATAATACGCTTGTAAATCCTTGTATAATGTAGATTTACCAGAACCTATATTACCATCAATGCTTAAAATAATTGGACTAGACATTTCATTAACTATTGAACAGTTCATTATATAGAATATATTATTTATTTTATTTAATTATAGTTATATAAATTCAATTTTTATAAATATTTTGAAAAAATAAATACAATATAATTTATATAAAAATTGAAATTAATATATACAAATATAGTAGATACAACTGACATAGTCATAATGGATCTAAATCAACAAAAGCTTACTAAAACTGAATGGGATACTACGGAAATTCCGGTCTCTAGTGACGAAAAAGAAATTTTAAAAATGATTATAGATGGCTATAGTAATGTGAATATAATCTACAATAAAAATATGTCTATGATTAATTATTTGAAGATGGAACCAAATGATAATATTATAAATCATCTACACAAAGAATACTTTGAACCAATTATTAAAAAATTAAACGTCAAATATGAATTTGAATTTGAAAGTAAAATTTCTATGAAATTGCAACGCGTAAATTCGATAGATAAATTAAAGTTGGAAAATATAAGTAAGACAATCCAAGATTGCGGTCATAAAATATTCGAGTTTTACCTGCTTCATATAGCGGAACAAACTATGCGATACTTCTATAAAGACAACACGACTAAACTTAATAAATACTATTATACTCTTCATCATTTAATGAAATTAAAAATTACCAACGTAATTCCTCAAGTGAAAGAATTTATTCAGGCTGTATTAGATGAGTATTACGAAGAAGTAAAATTAGAAGATATGTTTTTACAAACTAGTGATTTGATAGAAAAAAATGAAGAATTGGTAAAATACAAGGATTATTACTTATACGAACATCAAAAACAATTATTTACTATTTCGAAGACACCTAACCCAAAGTTAGTGTTGTATATTGCTCCAACCGGAACAGGAAAGACACTTAGTCCATTAGGTTTATCTGAGACACATCGTGTTGTATTTGTTTGTGCGGCGAGACATGTCGGTCTTGCGTTGGCAAAGTCTGCCATTTCAATGGGAAAAAAGATTGCCTTTGCGTTTGGATGTAATGATATATCTGACATACGATTACATTATTTTGCGGCCAAAGACTATGTAAAACATAACGCTACTGGTAAAGATATCAAGTATCGCGATGGAAGTCGAAAGGTGGATAATTCTGTCGGAGATAATGTAGAAATTATGATTTGCGACATTAAATCTTATCTTTGCGCGATGTATTATATGAATGCGTTTAACCAACCAGATAAGATGATTATGTATTGGGATGAACCGACTATCACATTAGATTACGCAGAACATGAGTTTCATTCTTATATAACGGATATATGGCAAAAAAATATTATTCCGAATATTATCTTATCATCAGCCACATTACCACATCAAGAAGACTTACAAGAAACAATTGCGGATTTCACGTCTAGATTTGAGAATAGTCAAGTATTCAATATAGTTAGTCATGATTGTAATAAATCGATTCCATTATTAAATACAAATAACCAAGTAGAAATGCCCCATTTAAAATATGAAAGTTATGAAAAACTTCAAAAAAGTGTTGCTCACTGTAAAAAATATAAGACGTTGTTGCGGTATTTCGATTTAATTGAAATAGTCAAATTTATTCACTACTTGGATAAGTGCGGGATGATTGAAGAGGATAGATATAAAATATCTATTAGATATGAAAATTTGAGCGAAATGACTATGAATAATATAAAGATTCATTATTTGGAATTACTGGAACGTATTCCAACGGAGCATTGGGGACAAATATACACTCATTTCAATACACTACGCACTAGTAGATTCGCGTCGAATATCAATATAGCTACTACGGACGCACATACTTTAACTGATGGTCCAACTATATTCTTGGCGGATGACGTAGAGAAAATTTCCAAATTTGTTCTACAGAGTATAAAGATACCAGAGCGCGTAATTAATGATATGATGGAGGCAATTGAACACAATGACAAGGTTTTGACTGTATTAAAACAGAAAGAGCGTCAGTTGGAAGATAGTCTTGGTGATGAAGTTGAAAAAGAAAATAAAATGGCAAAGGAGAGAATTACTCCAGAACAGAAAAAGTTGCGCGGTGAGATAGATGGCCTAGCCAAAATTGTAAAAACAATTGCTCTTAATGATTTATTTGTTCCGAACAAGTTGTCACATATGAGACATTGGGTTCAAAAGGACGTAGTAGAGCGCGAGTTTTCATGTAATATAGAGCCATGTGATGTGGAGAGAATTATGTTGATGGAAGTAAAAAGTAGTTGGAAAATATTGTTATTAATGGGAATCGGGGTATTTACCAACAACCACGACAATAACTATACTGAAATTATGAAGCAATTGGCTACCCAGCAAAAACTATATATGATTATTGCGTCGTCTGATTATATTTATGGGACCAATTATCAGTTTTGTCATGGATATATTAGTAAGGACTTGGGAAATATGACACAAGAAAAAACCATTCAGGCACTTGGGCGAATTGGAAGAAATCAAATCAACAAGGATTATAGCATCCGATTTAGAGATGATAGCCTCATTGAAAAAATATTTGTAGACGTAGAATATAGACCAGAAGTAGAGAATATGAATAAACTATTTAACACACCTATTTAGAGAAATAATACTATTATATTATAAATATGGATGATTCTTCATCATCAAACTCACCTGTTTATGATATCGCTATAAATATTATAGTGGAAGCTTATAATTTTTTATACGCATATTGCGAGTATTGTGTAGAACACAATATGGTCTAAAATGATAGCATTTTCATAGTTTACCCTATTGCCTTGCCTTGCCTGGCAATAATAATATTATTATTTAATAAAATTGATATAAATAATAATAAGTTGATATTTTATAATTAATCTGACTAGATGGAAAAAGACAATATAATTACAATTGATGAATATGAGAGAAATATAGAATACCTGAAAATAAATATAAAGGACGGTGACTTGATAAAAATAAACAAAGACGTTGTTCATGATATAGTAATTATGCTGATTACTTATAAGAACGCTTCAACCGACTACTTACATAGTTATGAAGAATTTATTGGGTTTCTAGAAATATATGAGACGCAATATAAAGATAAATATACCGAATTAATAAACTACATATTGAAGAATATGAAAGAAGATGATAAAAAATTATTACCGTATGACGAATACGGAACCCCAATGTTACTACCAATACCTATGTTAGAAAGAAGTTGTAATACTATGTATATCAGAAATATTGTGAATGCAGATATATACAAGTTAATAACCTCTATAAAATCAAATATGAAAAATATAGTTCAATTTAAGAACAAGTATTTACAATCTAACGAGAATAGTACAAATGGTACAAATGGTACAAATATTACTAGCTTCGTATATAGTTAAAAACACGTACGATATGAGTTTACCCCGTTAGATATTTACAACGCCAAATGACTAAAAGTTTTTTTAGTCATAAATGTAATAAAAATTGATTTATAATTTAATAATTATATTATATACATAACTCATACTAACTTTATCAAAAAATGAACTCAATTTCGCCATACGATTTGGAAACTGGACATACATATTATATTGAAAGCTATAATCAAGGTGTTCGTACAAACAAATATCGTGGCGTTATTAATAACTTGAACTCCGGTACCTGGTATGAACATAATGTACTTGAATTTGGAAAAATGATTGAATATGTAAACGGACAAGAAACCACCTCGACTGAACGGGATTCTCCAACCTTTCCCGGAAATATCTTTTATGTACATGTAGGTACTAACGCAACAGAACCCCAATATTGGTTATTTTATAAACCCGTTGCTGATTATTTAATCACTACACAAGTGCTTAAACAACGTACTCGCTTGGATAAAGTAAGTATTTGGGGGTTATATAAACAGCATTTGGGCAAAGTCCATGGGGGGGATGCAACATCTGGTGGAACCCCACCGCTGCGACGCACGATGAGATTTGTACCGAATAAAAAGGGTGTGATACAACTAAAGTATGTGTATTGAACCCGGAAACTAAAAAAAATACCAAGGGAGTAAAACGGTGTTGGAAATAATACTAATATTTATCCCATTATCATTTGTTTTGTTGCTTTCCAATGTTGATACTGAACCCCAATTGGATTTAAAAAACGAGTATTAAATAGCAATCCCACGCTTATAATGACAATTAGCCCAACTATTTTATTAATACTAAATAGTATTAAACCAATTATAAACAGTAAAATAAACAAATATTGCGCAAAATTAATCATCGTTTCAATGTGCTTTTTTACTTTCATTCCTTCGTCGAAATCTGGGTGCATAAACTGGAAAACCACCATTCCATTTTTGCCGGATGGCTCAAAATAATATTCATAAAAAGGCATACATGAATGTTTTTTCATAATATAATCCATGACGTATTGGGGATATACATAAATTAAGGGAGCTGTGCTATAACATTTAAATGAATAAAATGGTTTGAATGTCATCTTTTCTTGAATATTATAATCCCATTCACCTTTGTCCACGACATTATTAATATTTTCAATTAAATATTTATTTTTAGTGCTTAAAATATATGCTCCTCCTCGTGCTAAACGAAGTCCAACTTCAATAATTTTGTCATCTCTATATTGAACATTAACTGCTCCTGTAAACCCACTCATTTGTCTATTTACCCAATCTGTTATTTTAGGGATTGGTTTATTATCGGGACTAATATATTTCCAGTCATCAATAAATCCATTTTGTGTTTCGGAATAAACATAGGTTATTTGATACATTATTTGACCATTTACTAAAATATAATCTGTCATTTGTTCTTTTGCGTCAATAAATTCAGACCACATCATATCTGGAATGTGCTTATATTGTTCGAGTTCACTCCATTCTGTTATTTTGAAGCAGTTTTTACTAGAGGCTGTTTCATGCCCCCATCGTGGTTTGGTAAAAATAGGTAAAGTAATATTATTATTTTGTTTCAAATTTTTTAATTCTCCACATAATAATCCTTGTGACCTTGCGACCCATAATTTGTCATACACAAAATTATGTTCCTTATATTTATAGAATGCTTGATAATCAAAATCGGGAACATTTTTGGATATAAAATGGTCAAATGGATCTACATATGGATTAAAAAATCCCATCATTTTACACCAAGGTTGTTCATACGATACAATTGTTTTTAGGTAGGTTTCCAATTCGGACATTGATATATAGTATATATATTATATATATAATATTATTTTTATTAGATATAATAAAATATAAGTTAATTATAATATGCCTACTAAAAATAGTAATAGAGAGATTCTATTTAATGATTATCCTGATTTTAGACCTAATTTAACACCAAGAGAAATGTTTCAATTAGGCAGTTTCGGAGGAACATATTGGAGACCTATATACTCATCTGTAACAAATAAAAAATATAAAAATCAACATTTAGATTATCCAAAATCTTGGTGGAAAGGAATACCAGATGATTGGCTCACCCGAGAATGGAACAATTACGATATATCCATTAATAAGTATAAAGTCAAGGTAGGAACAACCTTGGAATTTTGGGAGGAAAAGGAATGGATAACTAAGAATCATCCCTATGGATGGGTTCACTGGTATTGTGATTTTTATCAAGGCGAACGAGGCCCTGATGACGAATGGCAAATAAGTAGATGGGAAAAAACAGCTGGTCCGAAGAGTAGATTCAGAAAATGGTTAATCAATATGATTAATGATAAAAAGGCAAAATACAATGATTATACAGTTAGTCCTAAAATACGACAAACATTACAACATTGGGGTTACGAATTGACCAGTAAGGATTGTAAGAAATGTAAATAAAATAATATTTGGAATGAATAATTATTATTTTATGATTTTATACAAATAAAAGGGTCTATTTTTTAACACGTTTAGTTTGTTTTCCCTTTCTAGTCTTTCGTTTCTTTGTAGAATGGCTTCTATGAACGATTTTATTATGTAAATAATTAGTAGCCGATTTTAAATAACTATTTGCTAAAAATATCTTTTTATTTACCCATTCAGGTAAATCGTCGTTGTCTCTAAGAAGTTTATGTAATTTTTTAGCATTTCTCTCTATATTATCTAATTCTGTTCTTGCCATACGACCTTCATACATATGACCATAATCTAAATTACGTCCAGTCATTATATATATTATATATATACTAAAAATATTTTACAGTTCAGATACTTTTTCGGATTCATTTACACCCTTGAATGTTTAAAATGGCGACTTTTTATTATAAAATTGATATAATTTTATAATTTATATTTAATTTATAATAATACAATGGATAATAATAATATTGATATTGAAGATTTTATACAAGTAGAGGATGAAATGATTATAGAGTTTGTTAAAGTTACACCTTATCCTAATTATGAAGAAATGTTAGAAAAACTAGACAAACATATTGATTTATGGGCTGAATATGGTAATCAACATCATATATGTTGTAAAATAATATATGAAAATCCTACAAATAAAAATGTAATTGTTGAAATGGGGAAAAAAATATATGAAATGGGAGGAATTCAAGCATTATATGCAAATCATTCTATACTTAAATATTTCTCACCGTATTGGAATAGTACAAATATTATAATAAAAATGCAAGGAAGAATAATTGAAGAGTATTTTCAAGACGTATCTTCAGAATGGAAGGCATAGTTAAATAAATCATTGTTTGGGTAATCATATGACTTATTGACATAAATGTCTCTTTGTTATGACCTCCGTGTTTTTCTTGCTTTTGTTGCTTTCCCTGTTGGGAAAGCAAGATCTGATAATCTTTATTAATAATAAATTGTTTTTCTAATAATTGTTTTCCTTTAACTTTTTGATTAAATCATAACCACTTCCATATATTATCCAAGTCTATTACAAAATCGGTCTTATTATAATTCAAATAACAGTAAAAACTATTTATATTATTATACATTATTTATTCTTACCGTGCCATTTTAAATCCTCAACAGTACATACTAATTACTTGTCTTTATATTTCGTAATCATATTTAATCTTGATTTTCTCTCTAATAATGTTTATTTGTTCTTCTAACTTATATTCTTGTGGTAAAACCATTCTTATATTTTGCCTTGTTCCGTCTGGTGCTTTCCTGTCAAATGTTAAATGAGGTTTTCCTCTATAATCGCGATTACTTACAAAAATAGGCAATATTTTTTCTTCCACGTTTGGATAAATATCATTTTCCAAATCATCCACGATTTTGTTTGCTTGGGCTAGTTTCTCCAGAATGGATACTTTTTCTGACTTAGATGAGGAGGGTTCTTTGTCTAGTTTTGGATGACATACCCGAAAGAAATGTCTTATTTTATTATGTGGTCCGTATGTATCTTCAGCATAATATACATATTTATTAACCATATCCTCACTTATTCCGTTTGGCAATGGCTTTGCTGCCTTTTTTCTTGCCCGTTTTGTTCCTTCCTTAATACCTTTAGAATTTTGTTCTTGAACTTTTCTAGTAGCAATGCGTAGATTATGATAAGTATTATTTAATGGGTCTTGGTCAATATGATCTACACTAATAATTTTAGTTCCTTTACCATTTCCATAACAACCAGTAATAACTTGATGGATATATAAATTACCAGAATGACATGAAATATATCCATTGGACTGTTTATAAAATGTTATTTTTTTTCCATCGTAGTTTGTTGTTTCAAAATCTAATATTTTTTGATAAGAAGAAGTACACAATTTACAAATGGTATCTGGTTCACAATACATAAGTAAATACTCATTGTTATTTTCTTTTATCTTCCAAATAGGATTTTTCACAATATTTGCTTCTTTTCCACTGGTGTTAATATGTCCTTGAATATATTGAATCACTTCGTATTGTTGAGAAATAATATCATAATATTTATGTTTTATATCTATATTAACATGTCTTAAATCATTTATATTTCTATTTTTAAAAATATAGTTTATATTATCGGTTTGTTTTATGTTGTATATAAACTCTAATAATGTGAACCTTTTATAATTATAACAATATGATGGATATATATCATTAGTAGTAATAAAACTAAATTTTTTGTCAAATTTTACATATCTATTAAAATCATCAAAATCTAAAAAATATTGTTTGTTTGGTCCAAATTCAATAATACCACATTGGAGTTCAGTATTTATGTAAGTTATTTCCTTCATAGCGTTTAGTGTTAAATAATTGGTTACAGATTTTTCCGTTTCAATTTTATGGCTATTTTCATTCATATTATAATGTATATAAAATGAATGTCTTTAAATTAATATTCTTCTAATATAATATATAGTGTATATAAACATATATAACCAACCCGCTCAATTACTATATGCTAAACCTCCCATACCGCTCATAATTCTTAATACGTTATAATTGGTGGCATAAACACGGACCTTGGCAGTCTTGGTACCCTCAACTGTGGCGTTGGAAAGAACGAGTTGAAGGGTGGCGTTATCAATGCGGGAGAAGTTGCAAGAACCAGAAGGTTGGTGCTCCTCGGGGCGAAGGGCGAAGGAGTATACGTTGATACCTGTGTCGGGGTTGCGAGTGTGGTGTTGGTAAGGTTGGACAAGGTCAAAGTATGTTCCCTCACGCTCAGAGAAGCGGTCTTGGCCGTTAAGCTGTAACTTGGCAGTTACAACAGGGTTCTCACCCCAGCAGTGCATGTCAAGAGAAGTCTCGGCAAGAACGAAAGTACCGGCATCAGAGACACCAGAGTTTTGGATACCGGCGAAACCAAGTTGGGGGGCATTGTATGGTGAGGCACCAGCACCGGCTTGAGTAGACCACCATTGGCCGGTTGTGGGGGCAGCAGTGTCAACGGCACCAGCGTCATTGAAAAGACCGTTGGCATCGATGAAAGAACGAGAAGTCTCCGCAATAGATTCGGGTCCACCGAAAGAGTGGATGGCGTTGGGAAGAGCATCGACAGCGTCAGTGTAGTTGAAGGGTTGGGCACCAAGAGTGTTGTAAAGGGTTTGAGCACAATCAAGAGAAGAGCAGTAATCAACGTTTTGGTCAGGTTGAACAACCCAAACAAGCTCCTTAACGGGGTGGTTAAAGTTGAGCTTGATCTTGTTACTGGAAGAACCGACAGACTCGTCACCAGTGAATTGAAGTTGCTCAATGAGGTACTCGTGGGGGTTTTGGGCCATTCTGCGGCGCTCATCGGTATCCAAGAAGACATAGTCAACATAGAGGGAAGCGGCAACAAGAGATTGGTTGTAGGCAGTGGTGACTTTACCAGATCCAGAACATTTGGCGTTGTTAAGAGTACCAACAGCCCACAAGCACTCATCAATAGGGCGGATGTCAAGGTTGATCTTGACCTCGTGGTATTGAAGGGCAATCAAAGGAAGGGCAAGACCGGGGTTGCGGCAGTACCAGAATTGAAGAGGAACGTAAAGAGTAGTCTCGGGAAGAGCGTTACGGGGAGCACACACTTGACGAGGAGCGTTGGACTCACAAGGTCCATCAACATCGTTGAAAGAGGGGTCGGTGATGAAGGTAAGTTGGGTGGTGTTACCAACCATCTTGTAGTATCCACGTTGTTGCTCAGATGTGAGGGTAAGTTGGTTCCAGATGTGCATCCAGTCACCGTACTGACGGTCGATTCTTTGGCCACCAATCTCAACCTCAACTTGAGAGATGAGTTGCTCACCGGGGAAATCCAACCAACGGGCATAGACACCGTCAGTGGCAGTACCAGAGGTATTCTTCATTTGTTGGTTAATCTCGGGGAGAGTAACCTGAAGATAAGTACGGTAGCAAAGATCACCATTTCTGCTGATGGTGCATGTCACGCGGCGACCGAAATCGGCTTGGCCGTTGAATGTTTGCTCAATGGACTCCATTGCGAAGTTAGTATGACGTCTGTAAGAGACTTTCCAGAAAGTAATTTGAGGGTTACCCGTAAGATAGACATCTTGGGCTCCGTAAGCTACGAGTTGCATTAATCCACCTCCCATGGTTATATTATTGCTAAATATTTTTTTTTTTCTGATAAAAACTACACACCTACATTAAATTATTTAATTAAATTCAAATTGAAGTTATCCTTCAAAAATGTATTTAAATAACGATTCGAAAATATTTCTTTTTTACCTTCGTGGTTTTTAATAAAAATATATTCATCTAATTGCGTTTTTTTAACAGTCCACCCATTATTTAGAACATTATGTAGAAAATATAATATATATTTAGTATCATTATCATTAACGTTACGATTTTTTTGATTAGTATGTGTTATATGTGTGTTTTCATTATGTAATGAATTTGAAAATTGAATCGTATCAGATACCAAAATCTTGCTATTATTCTTCCTAAGTATATAACATTTTCTCTTTTTGATACTCCAATCATTGTCTAAATAAGAATGTAAATAATCCATCATGTTTAACATATTTTGAGGTATTCTATTAATATCACAATTGTCAATATGAATGTTCATTTTTGTTAAATAGAGAGAAAACATAAATTAAAATATAACTTGTAATGAATAACTGACAAATATATATTAAAAATAAAAGGAGTTACTTATTATAGTCAATCAAATGCCTTCATTTAAACATAAAACAAATAAGAAAATTATTATGGATGAAAAAAGTATCACTACATTAGATAGTAAACACAAAGAAATTGAAAAGGAATTTGCTAGAGAAACTGATGAAACGTTGCCAGAGTTGAGAGCAAAGAAGAAATATTTCAACAACTTATTAACTACAGATTCAAAATTAACAATTGACCATACAATTGAAATTAAGGATACCCTCTGTGAAATAAATGAAAAAATAAATGATATAAAAAAAAATAAAAAAGACTATTACTTAAACAATAGTAAATATATTTTTGATTATTTTGAAAACAAAAAGGATATTTCGTTGAATAATAATAAAACCAAATTATTGAATACCTTTTTTAAAATCAACAGTAATGATATTAATGTTGAACAAATTAATCTTCATAATAAAGACTATATTCAAAAATATTTATCCAACTTGGATGAGTCATTTATTGATATAAACAAATTTATAGTTGAAACAGATATTTGTCAATATTGTAGAAAGGGTGAATTAATACCTATTGATCACGAGGGGATAATGGTATGTAATTCTTGCCATAAACACATTCAATATCTCGTTGAAAATGAAAAACCGTCCTATAAAGAACCTCCCAAAGAAGCCTGCTTTTACGCTTATAAAAGAATCAATCATTTTCGCGAAATATTAGCACAGTTTCAAGCAAAAGAAACCACTCAAATACCAGAAGAAGTATTAGAAAATATTAAAAACCAAATCCGCAAAGAGCGTATCGAGTTATCACAATTGAATAACAAGAAAGCAAAGGAAATTCTTAAAAAACTAGGATATAATAAATACTACGAACATATACCATTTATTAAGGATAAATTAGGCATAAAACCACCTGTTATGACACAAGAACTAGAAGAATCTTTATGTAATTTATTTATGGAGATTCAAGGTCCGTATGCGAAATGTTGTCCAGACGACCGCGTTAATTTTTTAAACTATTATTATACTGTTTATAAATTATGCGAATTATTAGATCAAACACAATTTCTACCTTATTTTCCAATGTTAAAAGACCGCGAAAAACGAATTGATCAAGATGAAATATGGAAAAAAATATGCGAATATTTGGACTGGGAATTTATACCAACCGTTTAATGTAATTTTGTTTACACCTTGGTAATTTAATTTAATTTAATTTAATTTAATTTAATTTAAATTCTTTTCATTCGATATTAATATATGTCTATCAGTGAGGATATTGAAAATAACTTAGGATTCTCAGAAAAAATGTATATTCCTGAACAAGTAGTAATAGAATGGTTAAATTTATCTGCTATTATCACAACATATAGTTTAGTATTTTATAATATGGCAAGAAGCGGTTCTATAAAAATACACCCATATTTAGCCATTTTTATATCTATATCATTGATTCTCATATCAACCGCCTATATGATATACTCATTAATACCCTATTCTAAAAGAATGACATTCCTTGCTAATACTTGTAAAAAATCAAAAGAATGCTCGGACGAACAATACAAACATATAACAAGTATAACCAATGTTTATTTATTCTTAGGAGGACTAACAAGTGTTATACAATTAATCGTAACTTATTTGATTATCACAACAGTATAATATAATGTAATATAATATAATATAATATACAACTATTATAATGCGTTCCATATTCATTCAACAACTAATATTATTTATAGTTATGTTTATAGTCGGAATCGCGGTTAATCCGATGAATATGCTAGCATATAGTGTTTCGGATATATACTTGTCGCTAACTCTTATTTATAGCGGGTTGCTTATGGCGTCGAATATGATATGGAGTCATCAAATAGTTCATTATTTGTCAATGGGACATTTTAACACAACGATTTTTGTTATCGGTGTATTATTAAGTATAGGATGTGTTTTTTTATTGCGAAAGCAAGTCTTTGTAAATAGCAAACAGTGGCTAAAACGGATGATAGGACATCATTCAACTGCGTTAACAACAACAACCAAACTATTAGAAAATGATGATAATTTTATATATGATAGTTATTTATTCACGCTGGCCAAAAATATCGTTTATCAACAAGAAAAAGAAATATTAGTTATGAAAAATATGTTATAATCCAATCCGTTTATTCAATCTAAACACGTTGTCTTAAATATAGCGCTTGTAACTAAATATGGATCACAATTCGCACTAGGGCGTCTGTCTTCAAAGTAACCGCGTTTATTTTTAATGGTTTCGTTTCCTCTTCTGACTGAAGCACCTCTGTTTGCTACGCCATCTGTGAATACATCATATGATGCTGTTTCATGTGCCCCCGTCATTCGTTCCTCATTACCGAAACCATACACTTTCATATGTTCTGAATGATTATTTGATAATTTATCAATTGCCTCATTTATATATTCCAATCCAGTTTTTTCATCGGTCCCTTCTCTCATGTTCTTGGTACTATAATTCGTATGACAACCTGACCCATTCCAATTGCCTTTTAATGGTTTTGGACTAAAATCAATTTTAATATTATACAATTCTCCTAATCTCTGTAAAATATATCTAGCTGTCCAAAGATGATCCCCGGCATCGATTCCTGTACAGGGTCCTATTTGAAATTCCCATTGACCAGGAGCCACTTCAGCATTTATACCACCAATCTTAACCCCCGCATGTAGACACATCATAAAATGGTCATCTACTAGTTTTCTACCAAACGCATTTTCACAACCAACACTACAGTAATATTGTCCTTGTTTCTTATCTTCATTAAAACCCAATGGTTTCTGAGTATATGGATCAATTAAAAAGTATTCTTGTTCTAGACCAAACCAGGGTTCTTCCTCTAGTTTTTGTTCAAATAAACGGTTAGCCTCTACGCGCGCATTATTATATAGTGGTGAACCGTCTGGTAAATAAGTATCACATAGCGCAATATAATCATATGCTGGGCCTAATGGATTCTTAAATAGTGCCTTTGGCCGAATAATAACTTCTGAATCGCGACCAGTTGCCTGTCCGGTAGAACTTCCGTCGTAGTTCCAACTAGGAATATCATCTATCGTTATATATGTTGTAGCTACATTGTATATGTTTACAGTATCTAAACTATCCAAAACTCTCGTTTTACTCCTTATTTCATTATTACCACCTAGCCAAATGTATTCAACAACGGTCATTATACTGATATATATATACTAAAAATTCTTTATATCCTTAATTATTTAACCTTTACACCGGATTATTAGACCGGATTATTAGACCGGATTAGGTGTATTTTGTTCAGGTATCGTCCGAGTATATCTGTATACAAACCATTTGTAATATACACATAATGTAAACAGAATGAATAATGAACCAAATGTAACATACATATATGTCATGGATGTTTGGCAACAATCGTCGCGACTATGCGGACAACAGTATTTATTGTCTTTGCTAATACAAGATATATCCAAATTTTGACTTTCATACCAATAGCAATTGTTTGTGCTGGGAGCAATATTACAAGTAGTATCACAGTCACTCGCAACGTTTGGTAATATAATGGGGGATGTAGTTGGTAATAATTGAAATTGAAGGCGTTCTATAATACAATCACTAATATTAGAAGCACAGCAATCATATAAATTATCGATACGCTGACACGTTATTGTCGGATTACAAATATACTCTACGTATCCTATTGTAAAATTACAATTTATGCGATTGAATGTTTGATTGGTACTACATGTAGTCAAGTCAAAACAAGACATAGTTATATTGTAATTGTAATTGTAATTATAAAATAATTCATAAGCAAGCAACCATAATTCAATTTTGTATTATATAAAAAATGAAATAGTTTTTACATACCCGATTCTAAATGTATAATAGTGTAAATAATAAATATGATTACTAATATTTATTATTGTTTACAATTTAATAATAAGACACGGATTTATACTTAAAATCCACCAGGAAATTTAACGAGATTGGCACCAATACCGAATCCAGCACCCGAACGAGCACCAACTGCTAAGCTGGGAACATACGTATCAAGAATGCTAAATGTAGCCGCTGCAGTTAAAGCAATAAGTGCAACCTCGTCCAAGTTAAGACCTCTTTTGGGGATGGCATATGCAGCAATAGCGACCATTAAACCCTCTACGAGGTATTTAATAGCTCTTTTGACTAATTCACCTAAATCTAACATACCACCTAACATTATTATATAATTTGAAAAGAAAAAAATAAATAAATATAAGGAACTAATATTTATAGTTCGTAAAATCACTTAAATATTAATAAAGTATGTATTTATAATGAGTTTTTCTAAACCTATCCCACCATCAAATGTTACCTTAAAAACCAATGCGGATGGTACTCAAAATCCCAAATACGTTGATTTGTTAGACGAGGACAAGTCTATGGCTGGGCAAAAGTTTGTATGTTTATCTTTTATTTCCCCTGAACATATTTTAAAGCAAAAAGATATGTTTTTATTCGAACAGTTCATACAGAAGTGGGATTTTAGTAAGTCTATGGAGAAATTTACACAGTTTCTAAACTTTATATCTTTCAAATATCATCTTGAATTTGATAAACTTACCAAAGATTTCCAAGAATTTGTTAAAGATGAACGTGACAATTTACTTACTTCCTCCATTGAAGATGATTTTAAGAACTTCTTGGACGAACATGAAGAACGTCTAGAAAAGGAGTTTGGAGAGAAACACACATTTCAAACATCTATTCGTGGCATTAAGGTAAGAGGTGTATTCCCTACACAACAAGAAGCAGAATTGAGATGTAAGATGCTAAGACAAAATGACCCGAATCATGATGTATATGTAGGACCAGTTGGTATTTGGGTTCCATTTCACCCAGAGGCATATAAGACTGGACGCGTTGAGTATATGGAAGAAACCCTTAATGAACTAATGAGTGAAAAGAAGAAGAATGAAGACAAGGCAAAGGACGAATTTGATGCGCGTGTCAAGGAAGCAAAGCAGAAAGCAATTGAGGAAAATAAGAAAAATGCGCTAGAATCTGGTAATAAATTAACTCAAACGATTAATGATAATGGCGACTTGGTTTCAGTAGCCAATATGAATACCCAAGAAGTGGCTATGGGTGAAAATGCTACATTGGAAGATGTGAAGAATGAATTATTCGAGGGTAAAAATATTGTCACTAGTAAAGATAGTGACCATGGTCTATCTATGTTGATGGCTTAATCGAACACGTGTAAATCAAATAAACTATAATAATATAATCATAAAATGATTATATTATGTATAAAAAATATTTACGTATACATAAATGTAAAATTGACTACATAATATGTTTATTTTAATTAGCATATATAGTAACGTTCTAGACAATATACGAAGATATGATACCAACACCTTTGATAATTATATTAGGTATTCTAGCATTTTCCATAGTGATACTTGTAACTAGAACATTCCTATCCAATATACATAATGCGATAGATAATATGACGACTGTTAGAATGTGTAATAGAACTCCACCATTGAGCGAAAGAGAAGTAAGTATGTCCATCGTATAAAACTCCTGCGTACGTGTAATGTAAAACTGATTATACACATAATAAAAATAAAATGCTAATTGTAATATTGCGGTTGCGACTGTTAAATAGGGTCATCCCAATTATTCAAATCATCGTCAGGTAACTGAATCATACTGGTAAAATCAGTACCAATCTTTTTTTCTTTTATTTCATCTTCTAACCGGTTATGTTTAACTAATGCTTTAAACAACTGGCGCCGGTTGTGTAACACTAACTCGCGGTCTTTAATATAGTTTTCATTTCTTGACTTAGAATCCATAATAGATTCAAATTCTGTAGTTAAGGATTGTTTTGTTTCAATCAATGTTAAATATTCATCATCCATAGTATTCTTTATTTTAGACCACTCGCTTAATTTTTCCGTTACATCCCGATGTTCCCATAATTCTTCCTTTGTATGCGGACCTAATATATCCATTCTATATTCAATTTTATTATGTAAATTAGCGTACTTTTCTCTTAAGTTGTGTATTCTTTCCTTTTGTTCGTCAAATTTATAGTATTTTGACACTGATAGTATAAGACTTATATATGTCGAAATTGTAATTCCAGATACTGATACTATAGATTCACTTGTATCAAAGTAGTTTTTTGTGGATTGTAAAAATCCAGATACTGTCGACAATACAATTACTGAAATCTGAATATAATTAATATATGTATTTAATTCACTATATTTTATATCTAATAATCGCTTATTTGATTTACATTCCTTTAATATATATAGATTATTGTTAATTAGAGCCTTCAATTCGTGTTGAAATATGATAAACTCGCGGGTTTGCTTATAGTGGATATTGTCATTGTCATTGTCATCATTATGACGGTCTTTTTGTGGTTTTAATGACGATACAACCTGATTTTTTACATCTGGTATTTTTTTCTTTGTATTATCAACTACTGTCTTAATTACTTTGTCTATAACATCATCTGGTGCTTTGGTTGTTATTTTATCAGTCACTTCTAAATTAAGAAGATTCGTAGGAATGTCATCTATATTATTAGTTGTTGCTGTATTACTTTTTATATTTTTACTCATTTTTATATAACAATACAAAAAAATATACTACTGACTTACTCATATTCTACCATTTATTCTTTTTTACTTGTATTTTAGGACCGGCACCTCGCTTCTGAACGCTGTTTGGGTCATATACTTCATCTTCTTCGTCACTATTGATATCCTTTGATAATTCCCAAAATTCTTTCGAACCTAATCTAAAATTACTATGGTTTTGTGCCTTGTACCAAAAAATTTGGTCCTGTAATTTATTTGATTTGGCATTATTGTTAATAACAAGACATTCAAAATTTTCAGTACATTGGTCCATTACTTGACAAAATGATTCAAATGTTGGAAACATACCCGCGTAATTTTCCCATATACGTTTTCTATTTGCAATATACGGCTCTCTCAATATAAATACAAAATCAATATTTGTTCTTAGATTGGGTGGTATACCTAACGGATATTGCATAGTAATAATCAACATAATTTTCCAATGACGACCATTCATAAACAATAATCTCATTAATTTGTCTTTTGTCCATTTATTATCATATAGACAATCATCTAATATTACAAATGCTCTTGGGTCTATATTGGTGCGTTTATAAACTTCCATCTCCTTCTTTATCTGTTTTAATACTGTTTTTTGACGTTTCAATATATTTTCTATGATACTACTACTATATTCATCGTGTATAAATAACTTGGGTACATGCTCACTAAAAAACCCGTTACCTGCTTCTGTGCCAGATATTACAGTTCCAATCGGAATGTCCTGATGATAATATAATAAGTCTCTAACTAAAAAACTTTTTCCAGTATCTCTTCTACCAATTAAAACTACAACTGGTCCTTTATTTTCGTCTGGTCGAAAACTAATATTTTTCATATCGAATTTTTTCATATCCAACGACATGATTATCTTCTAAAAAGAAAAAAAATAATAATGAATTACGAAAAATAAGTTTAAATGATTTATAATATTTACTTTAAGAATAATATAGTAAAGAATGAACTTTTCTCTGTATTACCAAAAAAATAAAAACGAGGATTTGTTTCACAGTTTAGAACAATCTACATTAGGTTTAGAGAAACTACAAAATTATGTTCCATTATATGAAAAATTCTTTTCATTGAATTCATCCAACTATAATAGTATTAATTTGAATCAGAAATACTACATTCATTCTATTAATGAAAAAATTGATAATAATGTATTGAATGTCAATGTATCTGATAATTCAAACAATCTTCTCATACGAGATGTATTTTGTAAATTCTCACCTTTATTAGACCCACTTAAATATTTAACAGGAAAATATGACCTGTCAGGAAACCAAGTTATCACATTGCCACAATTCAATACAAGCAATTGTTTTCCTAAACTACTTGATAAAAATAATAGTGCTTATGTAGACTCGTTTTTTTCATATTTGTCTAGTCAATTATTACATAATTATGGCTTTTTAAATAGTATAGATTATTATGGTTCTTTTTTAAGTGAACAACATAAATTTGTATATAATATTTCGGATGACATTGACTACTTGAATGAAAGTGATTTTTTTCATACAAATAATAATCATAAATTTAATATTGAAAATAATAATCATGCTACGATTTTTAATATAGATTCACGGAGTAATAAAAAAAAACTAGTCATTGATGGTAAGTTAGACAATATAGAGTTAGACACATTTTTGTCCGACGATACTTGTTCTATATTTTCGGCTAATAACGAACTAGACCCTAACCGTTACCCAGAACAATCAAATACACAAGAACAAATTTCTGGACAAACCCAACTACAAATTATAGATTTCAATGATATTTGTATTTATAATCATCCTTTAAAAAAATCATTGTCCCTCTCTACGACATCAACCTACAGTTCTAAATCATCTAATACGTCTATTGATGATGAGGAAATCGATGGCCTATATAATGACAATAGTGATGATTGTCATGAGGATGATGACAAGGATGATGACACTGATGATGACACTGATGATGACAATGAGGAGGACGATGAGGTGTTTTGTTCTATATTCAAATTTCCTGTACAGATGATAATACTTGAAAAATGTGAAAATACATTGGATTATTTAATGGAAAAAGATTTGTTACAACAAGATGAGTGGATTTCTTGCTTGTTTCAGATAATTATTAGTTTGGCCGTATTTCAAAAAACATTTTCTTTTACACATAACGATTTACACACCAATAATATTATGTATATTCCAACCGAAAAACAGTTTTTATATTATACTTTTAATAATGTTACATACAAAGTTCCTACTTATGGTAAGATATATAAGATAATCGATTTCGGTCGTGCTATTTATAAATTTAATAAACATACCATGTGTAGTGATAGTTTTCATTCAAAAGGCGATGCAGCTTCACAATATAACTGTGAACCTTATCTTGATGATAAAAAACCTAGACTAGAACCCAATCATAGTTTTGATTTATGTAGATTGGCATGCTGTTTGTATGACCATTTTGTAGAAGATATATTTGAAGCCGAGGCTATCATTAAAAAAAATAAAGTAGCTAGGTTACTTAATATATGGTTAACCGATGATAAGGACAGAAACATATTATATAAAAATAGCGGTGAAGAGAGATATCCTGAATTTAAATTGTATAAAATGATAGCGCGAACTATTCACAATGCGATTCCATCGGTTCAATTAAAAAACGATATATTTAAAAATTACATTGTTAGTAAAAAGAAACTCAATAAAAGTGCCAAAATAATTAATCTCGATAACATACCTAATTTGCAATAAATGACACATTATCAAAATATTATTCAATTATTACACCGTTCGGAAAGAATCGTTTTCAATCGCATATACAATTTACAAATTAATTTTTTATTATTGTGAAAAATAATAAAAAATGTTTATATCAATCTAATTTACACTTACACTCACATATACAGGATACACCATAAATTAAAACGCTGGGTTATCTACAAATGCCATCGTAGATTTACCACCTACTTTCACATCTTTGCTATCAAACTGTGAATACAAATATATACCGGAGACGGAAGCAAAATATACGAGTAACGTTTCTTTAACGAGAACCTTTAATGGCTTCTTTTCATCGTCAGGCACAAATTTCATTTCTAAGAATTTGAATAGAAAAAATACTGTTGATATGGCTAAAGCATATACAAATACTTCTGTCATTTACAATACAATGAAATAAAGATTCCTTCTTTTTTACGAATTTTTGACATACTTTTTCCAAAAGTGTATATTTTGACATACTTTTTCCAAAAGTGTATATTTTGACATACTTTTTCCAAAAGTGTAATTATGTCAATATTTCAATTTCTTCAAGACCAATGGG